AATGTACAGGATTTTGTGAGATTGACAAATTCGCTAGAGCTAGTTATAAAGCTATACACGACACGAAGGGAGAAATAGAATTACATGACATCACAGCAGTATCAGACGAGTTTATTCGAGGAATCGGACGTGTGGACATTGTCTGTGGAGGATTTCCGTGTCAGGCTTTCTCGATTGCAGGAAACAGACGAGGTTTTGAAGATACTCGAGGAACTTTGTTCTTTGAGATTGCTAGGTTCGCATCTATTCTCAGACCTAAATATCTATTCCTTGAGAATGTCAAAGGACTCCTCAATCACGAAAACGGAATTACATTTGAGACCATTATCTCAACCTTGGATGAACTGGGGTACAATGTGGAATGGGAAGTGCTTAACAGCAAGGATTTCGGAGTCCCCCAAAATCGGGAACGTGTATTCATTATCGGACATCTTAGAGGAGAATGTACCAGAAGAGTATTTCCTCTCAGTGGAGAAAATCAGCCAACTAATAGCCAATCAGTCATAAAAATTGGTAATGTAAATCCATCTGGAAATGGCATGAATGGAGAAGTCTATCAAGCTGACGACCTAGCTCCTACACTCACAACGAACAAGGGAGAAGGGCAGAAGATAGCCATAAAAAGCAATACTATAAAACAATTTGGGGTATTGCAACCCAATTTTAATCAATGTGGAGTGATTTACGAAACAGACGGTATCGCACCAACTATCAGAGCCTATCAAGGCGGAGGACTTGAACCTAAAATCATTCAACGAGGTCATGGTTATAATAAAGGCGGAGAGCATGACATCGCTCCTACTTTAACTAGGAATAGCTATCACGAAAACAATGTTTTAAAAATAACAGAGGCAACCTCTCAAGGCTATGCAGAAGCAGAGGTTGGGGATAGCGTGAATTTGTCACACCCTAACTCTAAAACACGCAGAGGGCGAGTAGGTAAGAAGATAGCAAATACTCTCTTAACTGGAGAGAGTCAAGGCGTGGTTGAGCCTGATTTTAGGATTAGAAAGCTGACACCTAGAGAATGCTGGAGGTTACAAGGTTTTCCTGATTGGGCTTTTAATAAGGCGCAAGAGGTCAACTCTAACAGTCAATTATATAAGCAAGCAGGAAATAGCGTGACCGTGAATGTTATTGCTGCTATCGCAAAGGAGTTATCATGAGCACAATAGAAAATGTAAAACAATGGTTTATTGACCGAGATCTTGAAAACGGAGGAGAATGATGGCTAGAGATATTTTAACCGATTTAGCATTTGAAAACTTATACAAAGCTGTAGCACT